CTGACTCTTAATCAGTAGGTTATAGGTTCGATTCCTATACGGCCCACCACTCTTTATTTAAACATTTCAAGCAGTTCTGTTCAAAATCTCAATTTTTCAACATTTAAATTTTCTCTCCAAATCTACCCAAAAAGCACACTTCTGCGGTCAATTTGCGGTCAATTTTATTGGCAAGCAGGCTAAGTTAACCATTCAAGCCGCAATAGCTCGGAGAATGGCGTAAGACATTTCCGAAAAGTGCTTGCCAATTTAACGGAACGACTTCGGAATAATTTAAACAGGATTTGTAAATATGAATGGTCGGACAATTCAATCATATTTATTTTTTTTGCGTCTTTTTTGCAACACACACCGCGCCCTGCAACCCAACAATTTTTTAAATCAGTCCAAAGTCCATAACGGTCAAATAATCGCGGGTCCTTCGCAGGACCTGGGCGCGTACGGTTTCCTCCATCCCGGTTTTCGGGCGCGTTGAATTTTTAAAATGGAATGGAAAAATGGAGACGTATAATTTTTGAGCGGTGATGATCAAGATAAAACCCCTGGGACTGGCACGGGCCAGGATAGTGACGGCGGCGCCGGGGACGGTGGATATAACCCCGGCGCCGGGGAAGATCAAAAAACCGGGTCAATGCTTGAAAAGGTGGAGGCCCGGAAAAAAGAATTAGACCAAAAACTGGACGCGGAGAAAAAACCGGACAAACCCGAGATCACTTCCAAGTTCGTGCAGGATTGCCTTTATGCCAACGAGCTGGGGGACGGGATGCTGGCCGCGGCCCTGTTTAAAGACCGGTTCCTGTTTAATAAATCGTCTGATGAGTGGTTGAAATGGGAAGGCCATCACTGGGACCGGGACATCATGGCCCGTTCAAAAGCATCGGTGGAGAATGTGGCCCAGGAATATTTAAGCGAGGCCTCGCGTATCGTGGGAAGAATCGGGGAGGCCATCGAGAAAAAAGATCGGGACACACAAACCAAACTACAGGATGTCCAGGATAAAATTTACAAACGCGTGGGCCGGCTGCGATCCGAACGAGGCCGAACTAATACGTTAAAATTCGCCCATACGAATATCGAAAACCAAATTTCCATTAAAGGTGATGAGTTGGATTTAAACCCCTGGTTGTTGGCATGTAAAAACGGGGTGATCGATTTGCGGACCGGGGAGCTTCGCCCGGGCCGTCCGGAGGATCTGATTTCCAAAGCCAGCCCGATGGAATTTACCGGCATCGATACGCCGGCGCCGGCCTGGGAAATGTTTTTAAAAGAAATTTTGGTAATCATAGACACCACGGAAAAAAAAGAGCCGTCCATTAAAGAACATCCGGCTTTAGTGGATTATGTGGCCCGATTATTCGGATATGGCATCACCGGCCAGACCGTTGAACATTTTTTACCTATCCTGCACGGCCAGGGACGTAATGGCAAGGGCGTTTTGATCGAAACTATTTCATCTATCCTGGGTGGCTATATGGGGCCCATACAGTCCGAGATGTTGCTGGATCAAGGCCGAGTGAAAAACTCTGCAGGCCCGTCCCCGGACATTATGGCCCTTCGCGGCCTCCGGATCGCGTTTGCGTCGGAAACCGACCAGGGCCGGCGCTTTTCCACATCCCGGGTAAAATGGCTAACCGGCGGGGACACGCTCAAAGGACGGTACCCGCACGATAAATATGAAACCGAATTCAGCCCCACCCACACTTTAATTTTAATGACCAATTCCAAACCGGATGTGTCCGACGACGATTTCGCATTTTGGGAACGGGTCCACCTGGTGCCGTTTGAATTATCTTTCGTGGAGCGGGAACCGGAGAAATTTAACGAGCGGCCGGCAGATAAATATTTACGGGAAAAACTACTGGCCGAGGCCCCGGGGATCCTGGCCTGGCTGGTTCGCGGGTGTTTGGAATGGCAGCGAGTGGGTTTGAATCCGCCGCCCGTGGTTATCGATGCCACCAAGGAATACCGCCGGGACGAGGACTTATTAGGTCATTTCCTAAAAGAATGCTGTTACGAGGATCCGGGCACGGAATCCACAGCAAAGGAATTATACGACCGTTTCCGGGAATGGTGGCAAGTTAATGTGAGCCGGAAAGTATTATCCCAGAAAAAATTCGGCGGTATGATGGTGAAAAAATTCAACCGCAGTAAATCAGGCACATACCGATATTTCGGAGTGGGGTTGTTGCCAGACTGGGAAAAAGGGGAATAATGGGCTCTAATCGTCCAAAATCTAATTTTATAATATTCTGGGTACGTTATACCTGGTTGCGTATATGGTTTTGGACGATCCGGGGGCTAATGTACCTAAATCGAAAAAACGATATATAGAAACTGTTTTTTCCGTTTTATGCGCATTAACCCCTCTATCGTCCAAATAATAAATAGGGGATAGGATAAGTATTTAAAATAATAATAAAAAAGAAAATGGACCATTAAATTAATATGAACGTACTGAATTTATACCGGTCAAAGGCCCTGGGTCCTAAAAAAGTGGCGTCCACTCACGGCGGGGAGTACTGCGGTCCGTGCCCGGGATGTGGCGGCCAGGACCGGTTCCGGATATGGCCGGCGCAAAACAGCGGGGACGGCTCTTTTTTCTGCCGGGGATGCAATAAAGCCGGGGACCGGATCACGTTTTTAATGGAATTCGACGGGAAAACCTATCCCGAGGCCTGCAGGGCTCTGGATATTAAAATAGAAGATCAAAAATATAGGACGCCCAGGCCGCCAGTGAAAAAAGATGAACGTCGAACATCGAACGCCCAACATCGAACGTCGAATCAAAAATCAAATCAGCCTCCGGATCCATGGCAGGAACGGGCGGAAAAATTATTGTCCTGGGCCCATGAAAAGCTGCTGGAAAATGACGAGCAGCTCGCCTGGTTAAATACTCGAGGGATCGATCGGGCCACGGTTGAAAAATTCCGCCTGGGATGGAACCCGGGAAAAGACGGCCGGGACCTGTGGCGGCCGCGGGAATCATGGGGCCTGCCCACGGAAATGAAGTTGGATAAAAAAGGCAAGACCGTGAAAAAGCGGTTATGGATCCCGCGAGGCCTGATCATCCCCTGGCCGGCACACCCGGTCCACCGCATCCGGATCCGCCGCATCCAGGGGGAGCCGCGATATTACGTGCTCCCGGGATCGGCCATGGATATGATGGTCCTGGGGGATGACGAACGGGCCCACCTGGTCGTCGAATCCGAGCTGGACGCCATCATGTGCCACGCCCTGGCCGGGGAGCTGTGCACCATAGTGGGTCTGGGATCCTCATCCGCCAAACCCGATAAAAAATTAATGGAAAATCTCCGGAAATCCGCCTTGATCCTGCTGGGTCTGGACTATGACGACGCCGGCAAGAAAGCCATGCGATGGTGGAAACAGGAATTTCATCATACAAAAATCTGGCCGGTACCGGATGGCGGGGACCCCGGAGACGCATATCAATTGGGATTTAACATCCGGCACTGGATCCAGGGCGGACTGCCGGCCGGATGGCGTATTCGCGGACCCACCAAACCACCGGTCGGACCATCCATTTTGGATAATAAAAATAAGGCGGACGACGAAAAACCGCAGGATGAAGAAAGCCCGGCGCCGGATCCGGTCGCGGAGTTGGCCCGGTTGTTGAAAGCGCACCCGGTCACGATTCACAGCACGCCACGCCACACCTACCTGGCCGCGTCGTTGCGATGGCAGTACCAATATTGGGACGTGTACCAGCAAATTTCCCGGCTGGTATTTTTAACGCCGGACGTTTTCCGGCATATTGTCAGGCACCCGGCGGCCAAGATAACCGGAAAAAATATATATTTTTAGAAAATGGATAAATTTTTAAACATACTGCCCGTGGTGATCATAGTCGAGAGTTTTGCGGCGTCCATACCGTTATTTATATACGGCCGGTGGGGATCCGGGTTGTACTGGTTTTCCGCCGGGCTTTTAAATTTTGCGGTGGTTTTTTGTATTAGAAAATACGGGTGAAAAAATGAGACACCAAAAAGAGTATTATTTTCGGATCGGGATATTCCGGTTTTATGTGGTGATCGAGCCGGATGAGGTGTTGCCGTTTGTGGAAGTGGCCGTGGCCATGGAAACCCGGCGGTTTTGGGACTGGAAACGGAGATTGAGAAAATGAAAGAATTTAAACTCTCTTTCCATGGCAGCCGAACATTAAAAGACGAGCGGGTAAAAATTATTATACTGGAAGAAATAAAGAAGCATCAACCAACTACTATAGTCACACATGCAGAGCCCTGTGGGGTTTGCGAAATGGCCCGAAATATTTGCAAGGAAAAGGCCATCCCTTTAAAGGTGCACTTTTTAAATTTCAAATATCTAAGGGGCGCGTTTGAACACCGGAGTAAAGATGTTTTAAATGACAGCGACTATAGCGTGTTTATCCATGACGGGAAAAGTAAGGGCACTGAAAATGAAATGAAATTGGCGAAAAAATATAATATGCCATACACTTACTATGAGTTAGAACCGGCAAAGCACGAAACCAGCGTAGGTTTTGACATTAATATAGATTGGGACAAACTGGACCTGGATGATGACATTAAAGATATTAATATATAGCCGGGAATATGATGGAAAATATCGACGAAATTATTAGCCTGTTAAATGAAAGAGACCTTAAGATCCTGGTTAAGGCTAAAAACGAGGCACAAATCCGGGTCAACAGCGAACCGTCAAAGGCCAATTTGGAGGCGTTCAATAAAGCATCCAAGTTGCTGGCCGAGTATCTGGCCGGGGATAAAGAACCGGCGTTCGACAACCGGGTGGCGGCGCACAAGTACCTGAAGCGGCTGGGATACAAGATCGGCAAATCCAAGTTTTACCAAGACTGCAAAAACGGGTTGTGCCGGGCCCAGAGTGACGGGTCGGTCCTGGAAAGCGATATCAAGGCATATATCTCCAAAGCCGGCTTAGTCAAACCG